CGTAGAGAATGTACTACCAATCGTCCTAGCCATAATTATTAACCTTTTTTCTTAGTAGCTTTTTTCTTTACTGTTTTCTTTTTTGCCTTAGTTTCTTTTGGTGTATCAACTTTGACTTCAATAGCAAAGTCATTGTCTAAAAACATTTGACCCAAACTAACTTTCCAGCTTTTATCACAATCAACAATATCATCTTTTCTATAGATCATTGTTGCATTTCCAGACTCATTAGCAGAGCCTTTTGTATCAACTAACATTTTTATTTTCATGTCATCTCTCCATGTAGCCTAAGAGTGAAGTGCAGACAATGACCAATCAAAACCACACTCCACAAACTTAGCAAGGTTTATGCGTCTGTTGAATCAATAGGATTACCCAAGACAGCTTGAACACTTATAGGAGTTCCATTACTGTGAGTACCTGTTGCGTCAATTTTCACACGAACATATCTTGCACCACCGATATAGCCAATTTGACTGGTCTGTGGTGTTTCACCATTTGCGTCTAGTGTTAAGAAAATACCATTAGAGTCAACACTACCTTCAGTAACAGAAGTTGAACTTGTTACTGCTGTAAAAGTTGAATCATCATCTGATTCTTGCAGTATAAAATCAAATTTTACACTTCCAGATAATGTATCTCCTTCAATACCAGAATTTACTACAAACATTACTGACTCAAAACCAAGTCGGTCAACAGTAGTTCCATCTGTATCTGCTGTGAACACCTTTGCGTCTTGACAAGTAACTGCTTTAGTTCTATTTGAAATATCTCTCATAATAATCTCCCTTACGCAGAAATGTTTTGTAGTCTAATAGCTTCAGCTAAAACTACAGCACCACCAACTCTACGTCTGGCGACATAACGTATATTACCACTTGTTGCTTGTGAGAATGGGTCTCTCATTACTGAAAGATTCACTCTGTCAACAATAGTATAAGCTCTTGAGAAATCTCCATAAGCTATTGGTTTAGCTGACCCAGCAACATCTGCCATATCTTCAGCCAAAATGTATGGCTTACCAAGAATTGTTGATGGAGCAGAGCCAACAAAGCTCATGCTATTCACAAAAATTTTCTGACCTTCAGTATCTTCTAGCTTTAATACTGCACCAAACGTACCTCTGTTCATTACAAAAGTAGCATTGGTCATATAGTCAGATTTAATATCATACATAAGGTCAAGTAAACCATTTGCAGTCAAAGCAGTTCCACTTCCAGAATTAGTTGAACTAACTCCAGCTCCTGAATCTGTAAACCCTTGTGGTCTACCAACACCATTACCAGATACAAATGCAGTACCTTCAGCTTTTGCAAACTGTGTACCAAATTCTTCTGACATTTCAGCTTCTAAATCAAAAGCGGAATCTTCCAACATAGCTTGTGAAATATCCACTAGAGCATAAAGCTCATGTGCGTCTATTTGCATTAAACCTGTTGCATATCCTGTGGTCTCTGTTCTAGTACCTGTTTCTGCAACAAACGAAGCTGAGAATTGACCAGTTCTTTTTGGAATCTCAATACCTCTGTTTGTTGTACTTCTTACTCTAGCTATAGAACGTATTGGAGAAATCTCAGTAACTCCTTTGATTAGATCAGCGACATATTCTGCTGGAGCATAAAAACCACCCAATGTGTCGTCAGACTCATATAGTGCTTTCTTTTCCATTTCATCTATTTCGCCTTTTCTTAACCAAGAGCCAAATGCCTTCATTTGAATGTCAACATCTTTATTTTCCCCTGTTTCTGGTCTAGCTATTACTGTTTCTAAGCTCTCTAACTTAGCTTGGGCTTCAGCAAGATTTTTTTCTTGAATTTCGATTGCCTGTTTGGTTTCAGCCATTTTAGAAATGTCATCTGCCATCTTGTCAACTTTTTCTTCAAGCAAAGGGTCTGCTGAGCCTTTCTTTTCAATCTCGTCTAGTCGCTTTGAATTCTCACTTTTGAAATCTTCAAAGGTGGAAGCCAAATTGTCTATTACAGATTTGATTTCATCACTCATAATAAACTCCTTTAGTGTTTAATAGTTTCAATTAAATGCTTCATACTATCAACAACATCTCGCTGTTCTCCTAAATCTTGATTAAAAGATTTATATAATATACTGGCACTTTGTTTGGCAACAGAAGTAGACATCAACCCTGAATCTCTCAAGTAATGTTCTATCTCTCTTACACTCATTTCAGCTAATTTTACTTTGGTAATCTTAGCTTTTGGATTCATTGGAAATGTAACCATTGACACTTCCATCAAATCTAAATTCGTAATCGTTCTTTTCTTTAGCTTTTCGCTGTACTTGTAATCTTCTGGCTGGAGCTTATAACCAATAGACATAGAATCTAAAGCACCCATCTTCATTAGCTCATACACTTCTCTACCTTTTTGTGTACCCATAGCTAATCTGCCTTTGATTTTAAGACCTCTCTTATCTTCCATGAGACTATCAATAACCCCAATCGGCTCATCTGTCTTATGTTGATATAGAAGTTTTATTTGTCTTGGTTTTTTATCGTAGATTGACTTAGCAAATGCACCTTGTTTAATTACATCATTTCCTAAATCTTTATTGTTGAATACTGAAGCATAGCCTTCAAAGCTCCCATCTTCTTCAGCTTCGATTTCTTTATATTCACATTCAAGGTCTAAGACATCATTTACTATTTCTAAATGTTCCCCTTCAGCCATAAACTTAAATTCCTTGTCAAGTAAAAGTTATTCTATTCTAGCAATAAACTTACAAATATAACAAGCAAAAAAAAAGGAGCAGAAATGCTCCTTCAATTTATTGTTCTCGCTTTTGCTTGTGAACTAAATTTATAAGTCTCTTTTTTGTTGTTTTGTTTGACCAAATAGATTCCATTAATCTTTTTACTTGCTTTTCTTGTTGCTCAATCTTAGCTTCAAGTTTAGATATTTTCGCTTCATTAATTTCAATCTTTGTCAGCTTTATCTTTACAGGCTTTGGTTTAGGCTCTGGGTGTTTGATTTTTTCTCTAAACCAATCATTTTCAATCACCCATTCTAATATCTCTTTCTCTAATTTTGCTTGAGATGATGAATGATTGTCTGAGCCTGTTCTATAAAACTCTATATGGTGAGAGATATCATGCAAAAGTCTTTCATAATTCTTTCTATAATCTTTGCCAATCCAACATTTTCTCACCCTGTCTAATGGATATCGTTTGAGAAATGGTTGTTTTCTCCTATGTGAAATACTATTAATAGAACAATGTTTCCAAGACCCAAAGTGTTTACCTATTAAGTTGTAAACCTTTTTTGCCTGTTTTCTATCTAATAATGGCACATTATTGTTTTTTTGTTCCCATCTCAAAATATCATTTATTATGATGTAATTTTGGTTTTGCGGACTGTAATCAAATAATGTTTTGATACTACCATCTAAGTTTTTTCTAGTTTCCATAATAGCACTCCAGTATTTACGTTATTTTTTAAAAGTAATCTTTTTTGTATTTAAGTTCTGACTTTAGTTTCAATTTACAATGCTCGTAAGACTCATCTAAGACCTTAATTATTTTTTCTATGTCTGCTTCCGAATATTCAAAGCTAACTCGGTGGCAAAGGTTTCCAACTCGTTCCAATGCAACCACAGCATTGTTCAATCTTCTGTTAGCATAGTGTTTAAACTTGTCCCTTTTGCTCATTTCTTTAGTGAACCGATTTTTGCTCATTGTCATTCCTCATTTAAGTGGGAGCTATTTCTAGCTCCCTGTAAGTTTAAATATCTACTTGCTTATGAAATTTAGCATTATCAGTAATAAATGCTTTTCTCAAATCTGAATTATTTCCCATACAAATCTCAAAAATCATATCTGCTTTAGACATTCCAAATGATCTTTTTTCTGGCAAATAATAGTTACTTGATTTGACAACATAAGGTTTAGTCTTGTACTGAGTATCTAGTTTTATGTAATCGTTCTTATATAAATACTTTATATTTTTTGACCAACTTTTGTCGGATATACAAAGTTTTTTATAATACTTTATTAGATAACTTCTAAATGCTTTTTGCTTTAGAAAAATTCCCTCTTTTTCTAACTCATTTACTTCATACAAAATGTATTCTTGTATTTGTAAATCACTAGCCTTGTAAGGGCTGTTATCTGTAAAATACCTAGTGTACTCAGAGTAATTATCAAGATTTTTTTTAATTTTTTCTTGATCTTCTAACATTTCTTGTGCTTCGGTAAAATCAGAACACAAGAATCCTTCTGAACAAATAGTCATATTTTGCTCCTTTCCTTTCGGAAATGTGATTTAAGTTTTTTTTGTTTTAGATCGAATATGATACTTAGTTCATATTCACATAGGCATAATTCGCCTATATACATATTGTATCAAATGTAAATATTTATTTCAACACTAAATCACTTTACTTTTCAATAACTTACAAAATAATTTTACTTATACCTGTCATAAAATTTATTTATACATAGTGTATAAAAATACCAATATTGACTGATTGCAGTCATGTTTTTTTGGAGATAAAAAGTGATGAAACAAGTAACAATCGTAAGAAAGAACGACAAACAATTATCCTTAGAAGAAATGCAGTCTTTAGTTGGTGGCAGAATAGAAAGACACCCAGAGAAAGTAGTTATAGATGAATCTGAATATGAAGTGATAGTAAACGAAGAAGGTTTAATAGATAAACTACCCCTTAATGCAGAGATGAACAACAACTTTGGATTATTTATATTTGGAAATGCAATATTAATTGAAGGTGGTTTAAAATGAAAAAAAGAATGACTAGACTTACTGCAAGACAAATATTAGGTCATCACATATGCAGAGAAATGGATAATTATTATCAAGGTGCAGATGAAATTAAGAACATGGGTAACAAGTCTGAATATTTATCTGAATATGCAGTAGATTTAATAGAAACAGATGAACAAGAAAAAGCAAGACAATGGTTGCAAAATTATTACTATCAAACATTTTTAATGATGGTAGAAATGGCGAAAAAAACAGAAGGAGTAAAACAATGAGCAAACTGAAAGTAACAATGGAAGATATTGATAATCTAAAACAAGCATTAGACATTTTTGAAGTAACAAGGGAAGAGGGAGATGAAGATGAGATACAAAGCATGAGAAAAACATTTGATAAAGTATTTGATGTTTTACTAGAAAAACTGAAAAAACAACGATAAGAAAACAAAAAAAATTAAAATATTTTGTAAGTTATTGATTTAAAAAGTAATTTAGTTAGAAAAAAAACAACAAAAAGACTTGCATATATATACAGTTTGTATATACTTTACATATTGATTGATAACAATCATGTAAACAAAAAAACTTTAGGAGCAATAAAATGAAAAAATTAGAAAGAAAAATAGAGAAATTTTTAACAAAACATGGTTACGAAAATGTAACTTTTAATAAAACTAGCAAATGGAGTGATGAAGAATACATTGAAGTTAGAGCTGACCATGTTTCTCCAGCTTGGACTTGGGATAGACCAACTGAAACTTTTGA